AAAAGAATGTCCCGGTCACCACTTTACCTGTAACAAAATACTTGTGTTAAGTGTTTGTAATTAGAGCTACTATAACATATAATTCTCACTATACAAACATCTAACGAAAGATAGTTAATAATGGTCGATACCGTAAACAATGTTATCTGTATAGCAGAGGGTTGTAGGAAAAAATTAAAAGGGAAACAACGTAAATTTTGCACTCCTACATGCCAGAAACGACAGTTTGCACGAGATAAACGACACAACAAGCAACCTGACCAAAAACCTATTAATATAGAACGTAAGTCTGACGAGGGCGACTACGCCTCTGTTAGACGAGGTCAGTATTACCGAGCTTTCGTAAGTGAGGGAATAGCTGAACAAGTTGCAACTGGCGACATGGCAGTAGCTGACGCAGCTTCCCTCCTTGGTTGCACTTCTGCTACTGTCAGTCGCATGCTTGCTGCCTACAAGATTGACACTAGAAACGAAGTAGCTGCAGAAGATTGGGAGTTATCCGAAGATGCAAAAGCATCCCTAGAAAATTTTTCTAACTTCCGACAAAGATATTTCCGAACCGAACTTGGAAAGAAGTATGACACTGCGCCTTTTCATACTAACTGGATAAATAACATTATAGATTCTATAGATAACGGTAAAGAGTTATTAATACTGTCACCCCCACGACACGGAAAAACAGAATTGTTAATACACTTTGCTGTGTATCAGATATGTAAAAACCCTAATGTAAGGATTATGTGGGTAGGTGGTAACGAAGACATAGCTAAGAATGCATTATCTGCTGTACTTGATGTATTAGATACTAATGAAGAATTACAAGATGATTTTTGTTTACCAGGTACTAGCTTTAAACCAGATAACAGGTCAGGTAAAAACTGGTCACAGAATCAATTTACTGTAGGTACAAGAACAGTAGCAGGTATTAAATCACCTACTATGGTAGCTGTAGGTAAAGGTGGAAAGATTCTATCAAGGGACTGTGACATAATAATTGCAGACGACATTGAAGACCACCAAACTACTATGCAACCTGGTGCAAGAGAAAGTACAAGACAATGGTGGACAACAACATTATCAAGTCGTAAAGAAGAACATACAGCTGTAATTGTAATTGGGTCAAGACAACACCCTGATGATTTATATAACCACTTACTTGAATCAGATAACTTTACAAGCATAGTAGAAACAGCACATGCATTAGATTGTGAAATACCAGAACATTTAGAAGATGAACATGTTGATTGTATGTTGTGGTCTAACAAACGTAGTTTTAAATGGTTAAGGTCTAGGTTACACTCTGCAGAATCTACAGGTGGTAGACAAACATTTGAAATGGTTTATTTTAATCAAGCATATGTAGAAGGTACGCAAATATTTACAATGAACATAATTGACCAATGTATGCGACCTGACTTAGTACTAGGACAAGTATATAAAAACTTATATCTTGTTGCTGGACTTGACCCTGCATCTAGTGGATATCAAGCTAGTGTGCTTTGGGGTATAGACCAGTACAGAGGTGAGCTTTATCTAGTTGACCTAGAAAATAAACGTGGCGGTGGTATTAGAGCTGCATTAGACCAAATGGCTGATTGGTTACATCAGTATGATGTTAGACATTGGATAGTAGAAGAAAACGGATTTCAAACTGCTATTAGACAAGATGCAGCTATAAAAGAATTTACACTACGTACTGGTATAACTGTACAAGGACATTTGACAGGTAAAAATAAACATGACCCACTTTATGGTGTGGGTGCTATGGCTGATTTATTTGAAGATAGAAGAATACATTTACCTACTGGTGATGGTGTGTCAAATTCAAAAGTACAGCAATATAGGCAACAACTGTTATACTTTGATGGAAAACCTGTTTCTAAAAGAAACAAGGAAAAAACTGATATAGTTATGGCTAGTTGGTTTCCTATGAAGGTTTTTAGGCGTATGCAAAAAGAGCATGCTGCTGATATAGGGTTAGAATACAATCCTAGTTATGGAGATTTTAAAATGAGTGAGATGAACGAAGCACCATGGGCATAGAAAATTTAGATATAAAATCTTACAAAGAGATTATACAAAATGCTGCAGAACTTACATCAGGTAAATTAGTTCAAGAAAGACAAGTACAGAAAGCTAGAATAAAAGCAATTCTTAATGGTGGTGCAGATGGTATTAAAGCATTACTAGGTAATACAATGGAAACCTCTGATGCTGATTTATTACCAGCTCCTAACATGTTGCAGTCAGGTATTGACCGACTTGCACAAAAAGTTTCTGGAATACCACAAGTAAGAGTTGATGTTCCTAATGATAATGATTCTGCTAGAAGTAAACAAAGAGCAGAAAAACTAGAACGCATAGTAACTAACTATGATGATAAACAAGGTTTATTAAATCAATTACAACAAGCATCAAGATGGTTACCAGGTTACGGTTACTGTGCATGGGTAATAACAACAAAGCGTGATACTAACGGTTACTTTTATCCATCAGCAGAATTACGTGACCCTTATGATACATTTCCAGGTAACTTTGGTCCTGACCAACAACCTAGAGAAATGGCTGTAGTAAGACGTATACCTAGATATAAACTTGCACAGATATACCCAGAGTTTGCTGAACAAATACTTAAACAAGATGATGATGAAGGTGATGAAGTTAATGGTGATTTAGCTGCACCTTTTATGTCATATGAAAATAACAGAGAACAAAACTGGGAAGATAATACATACTCTGGTGTAAGAGTAATTGAGTATTACGACATGGGAGGTACATATGTTGTATTCCCAGAACGTAATATGATTTTAGATTTTATACCTAACGTATTATCTACACCGCCTTTTGTTTTTATGAAGAGAACATCTTTTGACCAACTAAAAGGACAATATGACCATGTAATTGGTTTGATGGGCATGATGGCAAAAATAAATATTATGTCAGCTATAGCTATGGAAGACTCAGTATTTACAGAAACAAACATATCTGGTGAAATAGAATCAGGACAATATCGTAAAGGTAGATTTGCTGTTAACTATCTAGCACCAGGAACACAAGTTTCTAAACCAATGAACAACATACCTTATCAGTTGTTCCAACAAGTAGATAGATTAGAGCGTCAACTTAGAATGGTAGGTGGTTATCCTGTAACTGACGATTCACAAAGTCCTAACTCTTTTGTAACTGGTGCAGGTCTATCTGAACTTAACAGCACTATGTCACTTATGATTTCTGAATATAGAGATATTATCAAAACAGCTATGGTACAAATGGATAATAAGAGATTAGAAATGGATGTAGTCCTATCTTATTCTCAAGGTATATCTAAGAAACCTATGGCTGGTTATCTTAATGGTTCTGCATTTGCTGAAAACTATTCACCATTAAACGATATAGGTGGTGACTTTAAGACAAGACGTATCTATGGTGTTATGGCTGGATTTGATGAACCACAAAAAATTGTGACTGGATTGCAATTATTACAAGCTGGTGTAATTGATGTAGAAACATTACAAGATAATATTGACGGTTTAGAAAACATAGCAAAAGTACAAGAACGTATACGTAAGAACAAAGCTGAACAAGTATTGTTTGACAGTATATTAGCTAGGTCTGCACAAGGTGACCCATCAGCCACAATGGCTGCTATAGCTATTTACGAGTTTCCATCTGCTATCACAGATATAATGAAGCAGTTCTACACTCCACAAGAGCCACAGATGTCACCTGAAGAAGAAGCTATGATACAACAACAAATGATGCAACAGCAATTAGGAGGACAAGGTGGAGTACCAACAATGGCACAGGCATTCGGAGTATAAGAAAATGCAAGATTATTTTGATGTAGAGTTCTGGGATGTTATATATAACGAATATGGTGTAACAGACGAACTAGATATATTGTCAGAAAATGTATTAGAAATAATAACTCCTATGCCTGGAGTAATAGTTTTGATAACTAGGGAGTTTAATAATGGCCAAGAATCGTAGAGGTGGATATAGACAGCCAAATAATCCTGCACCTGTAGCTACACCACAAGGTGGGCAAAGGACGGATGGAGGACCAGGAAGTAGTAAACAACCCCTTAGAAGGCTACCTGACGCTGATTATGGGCAAAATAAAGCATTTGTTGAACAACAACAGGCTGCTCCCCTACCAAAACAAAATAACATGCCTATTACCCCTAATGTATTTGCACCTACTGAAAGACCTGGTGAACCAGCTACACAAGGTGTTCCAATAGGGCAGGGTAGTGGTCCAGCAAAGTTACAAGACAATACTGATACGATATTAGAGGCAATATATCAAATT